ATGAATTCACCCCACCCGGCGCGTCTTCGACTGGCCCACCCGTCACGGCGTCCACCACGTGACCTCGCGCCGCCACGCCCGCCCGCACGACCGTTAACTGGTCCTCGTAGTAGGCCGCCAGCGCAATCAAGTGCGCGCGCTCCGGGCTCACCCCCAGGACGCGGCCCGGCATCCGCTCGCCCGAGACAATCGACCGGGCTTCTGCCAGCCAGTCGCGTACGGAATATCCGTCTGGCCCTTGCGGAGCTTCGATCTGCTGTCGAAGTACTCCGACGGTTGCAGGCGTGAAGACGTCGCCGCTCATACCGCCACTCCCTCGCGCGACAGCGCCGCGTCGAGTTCTGATTTCCGAAACTTCAAGGACTTCCCTAACCGCTTTACCGGGATCGGCTTTCCCGCCTGCCGACGCCGATACAGCAGCGAGTGCAACGCCGGAATCGACAAGCCGAGGTACCGCGCCGCCTCGTTCGCGCTGATGTAGGGCTCATCATGGGAGGCGAAGAAGTGACGCGCGGCCATCACGCCACCGCCTGCGAGGACGAAATGAGATAGCGACGAACCGAATGGCCCAGAGCCTCTGCTAACCGCTTTGCCATCCGCGCCGTCTGCCGCTCCCCCCTCAGGAACCGGCCCACGGTCATATGCGAAACGCCTGATCGACGAGCCAAGTCGATCGGCAACCAACCCTTCGCAGCGAGGTCTGCTTCCATCCGCGAGATGTCATAAGCAGGCCCACCAGACTTCTGCATACGCAGAAGACTACGCTTCGCCTTTCTGCGTTGTCAATAACTTTTTCGAACTGTTATGAACAATGCAGAACGCGGCGCGATTACGCTGTTCGGGATTGTCTAAAGCACGGTCACGACAGCCGACGCTGCGCGCCTTCGGCGAGTGGTTGACGGAGTTGCGTGCCGATCGAACGCGTCAGCAGATCTCAAACCGGCTAAGCGACTTGAAGACACCGCTCGGCGGCCGAGGCGCTCGCGACACTCCCCAGGCGTGGCCCTTACTGTTTCCCCGATCGTCGCGTGGCGAAGCTCCCACGCGATCGGCGGGGCGCCATTCGCCGGATGCTGCAGCGCGCGTGCAAGGCGGCCAATGTGCGGTACGGCCGGACCGCCGGCGGGATCACCTGGCACACGGCCACCCGCGCCACCGGCGCGACGCGGATGCTCCGCGACCGGACCGATCTCCGCACGGTGCAACAAGTGGGCAACTGGAAGGATATTCGTTCCGTCCAGAGTTACCTCGAGACCGACACCCGAGCGGCGCGCCGGGCCGTGAACCGCATCGGCGGCGTAACCGGCACGTAATCGCGAACCGTGAGAATGTGTCAGAACCCGAATAGATGCGTGTATGTCAGAAAGGACGCAGCCGGCAGACTTTTTTCACGAAATCGCGCGAGAAAGCTTGGTGGACGGCGCGAGGCTCGAACTCGCGACCTCCGCATTGCGAACGCGGCATAATCGCTAGTAAGCCACTAAACACACAGCACTTATGGGCACGGTTGCTCGCACGTGCGCGTCACGTAACCGGCATGAACGGCCCGATGGCCATGTCTGTGCACCGTGCCCCGATCCGGAGGCCCGTAATGCTGCTGCCCTACGTGATCGGTGCCATGGCCGTCCCGCTCGTTGTGGCCTATATCTGCTACACCGTTCTGTGGCGACGAGACCGCGCGTGGCTTGTGGATCGGGGAGCCGAAGCGATGACCACCACAACGCCGGATTGGGGCGTGTTCTGGGCGATCGTCGCGTTCATTATGCTGGCGCCCGTCGTGATCCTCGGAATCACGCATGTGCTCACCATATGGGATCTCCGCTGCACCACCGCCGCCGCCTGCGCTCGCGCCATCGCACGCCGGGACTTTCCGGCCTTGTGTGTGGCCTGTCAAGTGGAGCAACGCAGACTCGGCGCCCAGGCGGAATCCGCCGAGACCGTCAGCCGTCGTCAGCCACGGGCACGCACCGATCAGGGGACGCGCTAGCCGCTCTCCGTGACCGGCGACACTCGGCAGACTGTCGGGCGGTTCGCCAGCAGCACGGAGAGCAGCCAACCTTTGAGATAGGATTCAGCAATGCAGACTGGTGATGAAGGCCGCCCGATGTCGATTCTGGAGTTTATTAGCGATGAGCCATTGGACCCTGAGCCGTACATCGACTACCTCATAGACCACTACAAGGCCCATCGCGAATATTGGCTCTTGCTGCCATCAGGGCCAAGGTCGGACGACAAACCAACCACGCGCGATTGCGTCATCACCAAGATCGATTTCTTCCTCATCGAACTCGACAACATCAAACGGAAGATGCACCGGCCCACGCCAGCCCACTAGTACGGCCGTCCCGGTCGATGGAACTCCGGCCGATGCGCGCCTGCGCGTTCTACGTTGTCGTTGTGGAACTCGCGCAGCGATGATCGACCAGCCGTGGTTGCCTCTCCTAAATCGCGATCACGCGGATACGATGATCGGCGCTCTCCCACACTTCCTGACGCTGCGCCTTGCCGACCACAATGCAGCCGTGTGAGGCGTCTCGTTTGTTGCCCACCCGATCGCCGTGAATGGCAAAGCTGCTCCGGCCGTACATCTCGGTCCCAGGTTCAGGGACCAGTCTCAACGTGTACGGCCCGGTCGTCTCGGAGTCGTGCGGCGCCTCGATGCGATAGATCCCTTCCGGTAACGGACCAACGCCTTTCACGTGTTGCATCGACGGGTTATTGAGGCCAGTATGTCGCCCGGCGTAGCCGTACTGTCGGCACTGCCGCTGTGCGTTCAACAGCGCGCCGGTTTCAGAACACCAGATCCACATCAGGCCGCTGCCTTCCGCTCCCCGATGCGGAACTCCACCCGACGACCGACGTGTCGCCGCGCGATCACAAACGTGTGTCCGAGCGTTTGGAGATGACCGAGCACGCTTGATCGCGAGAGCTGGAGCTGTGCGACCACATCATGAGGCGAGGCGTATTCCGTGAACGCTTGGCGCACCATCTCGGCACTCAGACACCACGTCCGCCGTGGGTCCAGGGCCAGTGACGGCAACGGCAGCGGCGCCTCGACGTGATCAAGGTCGGCCACAAGCTCGTGCCAGCCGTGCGGGTCCGTGCGCTTGATCCGCGCCACCATCCGCAGAATCGACGGGCTGTAGCCGGGCTCCGCCGCGTCCGCGAGTGCCGCCGGCGCCATCGTGCCCGTGATCCGCACGGCTTCGCGAAGATTGATGCCATCCTCGTACATCACTTCACGCGCTCCAGCAGCCGGTCTAACTTGTCGTCCTGCCGCTCGAGATGCCGGTTGATGGCGTGGAACCGTTCGATGTTTTCCTCGTGGCGATCGTCAGAGGCTTTGACGAGCTGCGCGCTGCGCGCTTCGATCGCCGCGTACCGCTCCGCGCAGAGGTCTTCATGGGCTTTCAAGTCGCGCTCCCTCGATCGATAGCGAAGTTCCAAGTAGACCAGCCAGAAGATCGCCACGACCAACGTACCCATAGCGCCCACCAGCGCCCAGAGATCCACCGTGACCGTCATCGCGCTCCATTCGTGTCACCGACCGACACAGCGAACCGGAATCGCCCATCCGCCACCGATCAGGACCAGCCGCTCCGTCCCTACTGGCCAAACCGTGGCAGCGTCGGGACAGCCGGCGGGTTCGGCCGCCGCCGCACGAAAGGGACCCGTACCGTCTCCCCGCTCGACCCGTCGGCGTTGACCGCGGTGATCGTGCCCTCATGGTCGCCGTCGGGCATGTTCAGCAACCGCGAATCCGTGAACGTGCAATCGAGGGTCCCGTTGGCTGGATCCGCCCAGAGCCATTTCGTCGGGTTGAGATTGCTCGTCGTCGCGGGACGTGTTTGCCCGCACGTCACTTGCGCCGCGGTCACGTTGATCACGGTGCCCGTGCCCGTGCTGTTGCCGTAGATGCGGAGATTCCACGACGTCGGCGCACCCTGCGCGGACGCCAGCGACGCCGCCAGCAGCACGAGAACCACCGCGAAAGCCAGTCTCTTCATGTGATGTACTCCCCTACTTTTTCGCCTGCGCCGGCGTCGCCGCCACCAGCCTGCCTATGGTGAAATCGAGCACGAACCCCGGCACCTTTGCGGCCACCGCGGCGTTGATGTCTTTCTGGGCCTGCTGCCGCTCCGTCATCGCGGCTTGATACGCCTGCCCTTCCTTCGTCGCCAACATCGCGTCCACGCGCGCCTGTACGACTTTGGCGAGCGCTTGATCACGACGCAGCATTTCGACCATCAGGTCTTTTGTGGACGGCTCGAGTGCCGGCGCCCCGGCATCCTGCGCGAACGCGGCCATCGTCACCACGAGCACGAGCACACTACCGATCGCGAGTCGCACGGAGCCTCCTACCCATAACCAACAGCCCGAACAGAGGGAACAACGGCCAGGCGAGCTGCGCGCGCAAGCGCAACTGCCGGACGAAACTCGGCTGATAGGTGATCTCGATCGCGTCTTGATGCAGGTTCGACGCGGCATCCGCGCACGTGACCGTGACCGTATTCCGGCCTTGCCGCAGGACGAGATTCGAGACGGCCCACGACGTCGTGCCTGACGCGCTCCCGCTCCCGCCGGCGCTGTTCGCCCAAGTGACAGAGGTCGGCGCCACGTTGTCGGTACACGTGCCGGCGAGTGTGGTCAGGATGCCGCTGCCCACCGTGACCGTGGCCGTCGGCGAGGACGTCGGTCCGGTGATCGTGACAACCGGCGGGGTTGTATCGGGCGCGCCGCCGAGTGTGGTTGCAAATCCGGCGCTCATCGCGGTAGCGCTCGAACAGCCACCGATGTAGAAATACACGGAATCGCTCGCGCCGAAACTGCCGCGATTGAGCCGAACCGTCGTCGTCGTGCCGTAGGTGATGATCGGTTGCGGCTCTCGGTGCGTCGCGCTCGTGTACGTGGCGTTATTCCCGATCTCGACGCGACACGTACTGCTATCGATCAGGACAGAGTCCCAATAGGCCGACATCGTGCCAGACCAATCACCCCCTCGGATGTAGTTGCCGAGATAGAACTCGGGGTAACTCGTGACCCCTGCCGAGGTCGTGAGGCAATTCGATTGACTCTGTGCATCAAACGCGCCGCCATCGACGGCGAAGATCACATATCCATCAGCGGCGCCATTCCCCGATCCGGTGCTTCCGAACCACTGAATATGCCGCCACTGATTGTGAAAATCGCGGTTGTCTCCGCTGCCAAGCCCCGCACTACCGAAACCACAATGGGACGAATCGAGCCCATCCATCTGAGAGTGATACGCCGACCCCGCATCCGTGCAGGGATGAACGCCCATGCTCGTCGTAAAGGCGATATTCCACGACGGGACGCCGGCACTCGTGGAATGGAGTCGCCATGGCTTCGCGTTCTCGTAGCAGTCACCTCCGGTGATACCGGACGTGTCGAAATACAGCCACCCGTCAAAGTGCAATTTGCTGAACGTCGAAGTGACCAAGACCGACGATGAGGCATTCCCGCTCGCCCCTCCGTTCAGCCACCGTGAGCGCATATGTTGCGAGTGGGGCGTCCCAGCGCGAAGGACGGCGTTCGAAGCGATCGGGTTCGTGTCGTTCGAGGCAGGATTTGACCACGAGCAGGCTGATCCCGTCGAGATGTTGGCGTTGAGCGTCGGGCTCTGAAAATCGTCGAAGCAGACCGGTGGCCCGGTCGGCTTCGTGCCCGGGCTCGTCACCGTGAGCGTGATCGTGGAGCCGTGCGTCAGCGTGCCGCTGACGTTGGTAATGGTCTGCGCCGCGACCGGCGCCGCGAGCAGGCACACGACGAGCCCGAGCACTACTCGGTGCATCGCCCCCCCACACCGACGAGCGTCAACTGCCGACAGCCAGGCGTACCGCCACCGCCGCCACCCATGGCGTTGATCGGGACGACACACACGCTGTGCTCGCTGGTCCCTGTCCAGGTCCAGCCAGGCGTGACCCCGGAACTCGAGCCCGCCCGATCGCCGGCCGCGACGTTGATCCCACTGCCGCTCGTCATGGTGCCAATGATCGAGTGACCAGAGCCCGCCGCCGTGATGCTGGTCGTGCCGCCGTCGGTGGCGATGGCCGTCAGGAAGAGGCCGTTGGCGTCCGTGGTCGTGACGCTCGCCGGATCCTTCGACGTGCCGCTGGCGCCGACGACACACGACGGCGTGCCGAATGTGGTCCCGGCAACGTCCGCCACAGACAGCACAAAAGCCCGCACGTAGTACCGCCCAGAGGCCGCAGCGACGGCATTCCACAGACAGTGCAACGTCGCCGTGGTGGAGGTCGGATTTTTGCGGTAGTAGAACCCAGCGAGTCGGAACGTCGTGCCCGACGTCGTCGTGACCAGCTCGGTCAACGTCTCCGTCGTATTGAACGTGCACGAACTGACGACAATCGTTCCCGAGGTGTCGTTGGTGTAGGCGTACGCGCCGAGCAGCGTCCCGCACGACGCATCGATACTGAGATCAACGAAATCTTCGAAGGCGTTATTCGTCGCGATCGCCGGCGAGTTACACCGTGTAACCTGGGCCTCGACGGGCCATGCCCATAGCGCATAGGCGACGACGACGAGCGCCAGCCGACGCCACGTCACGGCGCCGCCACCACCTGAATGGAGCCGGAGAGCTGCACGGCCGCACTCGTCACGAGACAGACGACGCGATTCGTCCCACCGGTCTTGAAGACCGTGCTATCGCCGTTGCCTTTCACCAGGCCGCCGTTAGCCGCCAGGTTCCACCCCGACGCCGCCGTCGTGCCGCCAGCTAGGCCCGACGTCACCGACGCGCAGCCATCCGTATCGTCATCGACGAGCGCCACGTTATCAGCGCCGGCCGCGATGAGATCGAGCGCGCAGATGTAGTAGTGATTACTCGCACCCGCGAGCGCAGCGGTCAGCTCCGTCGTCGTGGCCGTCGAGATATTGATCGGAATGTGCGTCTTCGCGACGCCCGAGCAGGGATCCAGCTTGCGCGTGTAGAGCAGTCCGAGCGAGTCTGTATTGAGCGTCGCGTTGTCGCCCGTGGTACTCGCGCTCGAGGCCGCCACGTCCCGGCGCACCGAGCCCGCCATCGAGAGATTCCCGCCGGCCGACTCCGCGCCATCCTCGACGTAGACGCCCCAATTCGCGGCCGTGGTCGGATTCACCGTGCCGATCGCCGCCGCGCCCGCTGCGAGCGCAACTTGCCCGGTCGAGTCCGAGGCGATCGTGACGCGCTGCACGCCCGTGCCGGACACGCCGTTCCCCGCCGTGGCCAGCACGCCCGCGAAACTGGTTTGCGTGACTTGCGCGCCGCTGCGCAGATACCAGGCGATCACGGCGTCGTTGTCGGCCGTGACATCCGTCGGGACCGCGGCCGACGCGCGGCCCACGGCGGCCGTGCCGACCGATGTCCCGATCGTCAGCGCGGCATCATGCGTGTACTGGGTGCCGCCCGAGCAGCCCGCGCGGCAATTCACCCAGAGGCTCGCAAAGGCATCCGTCGTGAAGGTCTGATAGTCGCCGTCGGTGCCCGTCTGCCCGCCTGACCCCGGCGTATCCACGCGCTTACTGATGACGAGTGGCCCAGACTCGCCACCCGCTGAGGCGTTGTCTTCGGTATAGTCCGTCGCGATCGCGAGTTCGGCGCCGGCGGAGTTGTAGATCACCGACTGCGTATAGATGCGGCCGTTCCCATCGATGGAGGGCCAGGCCCAATCGCCCACCGCGCCCGCATTCATGGCCGGCACGGTGTCCCGGCGCACAAACCCCAGGCCTACGAGCGCCTGCGCATCCGACGACGCGGAATCTTCGTTGAACTGCGTCGTACCCGAGGACCCCGTGACGCGAATCGCGCCGGAGGTATCGCAGCTAAACGGGTTGCTCTGGGCGTTGGTGTTGGTCGGCGCCGCTGTCGTGGTCGCGCACAGCGTCAGGACGCCCGATTGCCCCGACGTCGCCGAGCCGATCGTGTTCGGCAGGTTGTCGATCAGTTGCAGCGCCGTCAGGCCCGCGCCGTTCTCCTGCACCACGAACGTGCCCGCATTCGTCACCGCGTGGGACGGCACCGAGGCGAGGCTGACCGGGAGCGTATCGATATTGCCGACGCCGTTCGAGATCCGCACCGACACCGGTGTGCCCACCGGCGCATCGATCGTGAGGGAACTGCCGTTGTCGGTCACCGGCTGCGCCGTCGTGCCCGTCGGATCCGTGCGGAGCGGATTAGAGGCTGTCGCGAGTTCGGTCCCGCCGTCGTTGCGCAGATTCGTGTGGAGGCCGCGCTGTGACGTGACGCGCACCGCGCCGGCTTGGCCTTCCGAGAGCGTCGCCGTCGAGGCATCATCGACTTCCCCGCCGAACGGGGCAAAGAGCGACGTCGTCGGCGTGAAGGCCGTCGTGTCCACCTGGCTCACGCCCGTGCCCGTGCAGTTGGCGCAGATGATCGACGCCTGCCCGCTGGCGTTGACGGCCATCTGATTGACGCCGGCCGTGTCGAGGATCTTCACCGCACCATTGATCGTCCCACCGCCGCCGCTCGCGACACTTTGCGAGAGCCCGATCGCCCCGAGCGTCACCGAGGCCGTGCCAGACGTGTACGCCGTCACGACCACGTGCAAGTACTTGAAACTCGCGATGTCGCCCTTCCACACGCCGATCGTCGTCGTCGCCGTGGCCGAGGTCGTGGAGTTCGGCGGCGTCAGGCTCACCGTCTGCGCGGAGAGCAGATTACCCGTGTTACTGATGTAGAACGTCAGCGTCATCGAGCCGATCTGGCTGACTTCGATCGAGGCCGTGCCGTAGCCGCCCACGTCGAGCATCGCGCTCGAGCCGAGCTGTGTCAGTGGCGGGAATGTGCGCGTGGTTTCCTTTTGCGCGAACGCCGGCACGGCCGCGACGAGCGCGAACACCACCGCGAGAAGAGACTTAATCACCCGCACCATCGCAACACTCCAGACAAAAGAAAAGGGCCACGCGCGGAGGCTGACGCCCCTGAACACGTGGCCCTCGGTTCGTTCCGTTCGAGCCGGTTAGCTTGACGACGGTCGCTCTACGCTATCACGGCACGCTGCCGGCGAGCGCCTCAAGCGCCGTCGCCGCGGCCGTGGCTGCCTGCACCAACGACGAGAGATCCGGCGCAGTCCCCGTGGCTGGCGCCTCTGCCCCCAACAGCCGCGCGAGACACGTCACCGGGAACGACCAGCCGGAGAAATACAACGCGATGCCTGGGAAGGTGCTCGGATCACCATTGACCCGACCTGCGAGCCGTTCGCCTGGTTGTAGGATCATCGCTGCCGCATCTGCAGGCGCCACATGCAGGGCTGGTGTCCCCGCCGCGCTCCCCCGCGCGATCTCGTGATAGTGATTCCCGCCCGGCACGGCCACGAGCCATTCGATCATGTATTCCCGCGCGTTGCCGTCCTTCGTGGACAGCGAGATCGATCGCATCTTCCAGACCTGGCCAGCCGGTACCGGTTGCGTGAAGATATGCGCCCGATTCGAGTCAGGGATGATCAGCGACATCGGATCATCGGACCAGTACGTCGATTGCACCATGTACGTAGGCGCACAGGTCTGCGCCGCGACCGGAGCCGCGACGAGGAGCAACAGCAGGACGATCGTCGTTCGCATCCTCATTCCAGCGTCAGTTCGGCGGCGCTCATCGTGGTGGTGAAGGACACCGCCGCGGCATCCATTTGTGCCGTCAGTGCGAACGTCTTCGCGGCTGTGGTGTCTTCGGCGCCCGTGACGTTCCCCGCCAACATCGAGGCCGTCGCAGACAGCGCAAGCCATGCGGCGCCGCCAGAATTATGTTGAGAAGTCAACATCGTCCCGACGACCCGCTGACTGTTCGTCGTACCACCCTCGAAGAGATGGATGTCGAGCGCGAGAAAGTGCGTCTCGGCCGCCGGTAACGGCATGTTGCCGCCGAGAAACGTCGTGGCCCCGAACTTGACGCGAAAATTGACATTCCGCGCGCCGCCGCCATCCGTCTCGATCAGGATAAACGCGCGAAAATGCAGTACCCGATTCGTGCCGAGCGTGTTCGCCGGCACCGAGAATGAATACAGCGTGTTCTCGTTGGCGTTGTTCGAAAACGTCGCCAGCGTGGTGACGACGTCGACCCGCCGCACACCGGAAAAATTTGCGATCCAGTTTGACCCGTCCGACGTCAGGAGCACCTCTTCACCAGGAAACAGCGGCGTCGTCACCGTGCCGTGCACGGTTTCACTCGAATTCCCGTCGATCGTGATGACGCCAGTCCCGTTGTTTTTGACCCGGAGTTTTCGGCCGATGTTCCCACCGCCCGCCGCATACAGGGTGAGCGTCCACGTGCCCGTGCCGAGAATCAGATCGTCATCGACCGTCGCCGTGTAGTTCGCCGACTTCGATTGAATGCTGTCGAAGTACTTCACGAACGGATTCGGCGCGATGACGAGCGTGGTCAGGCCGTCAGCGACCCCGAGGAAGCGCACAAATGCCCCACCAGGCGTACTCGTCACCTGTCCCGGCGTCGTGCTCATGAAATACGTCGTGCCCGGCGTAAGCCCCGACAGCCCTGTTGCGCGGCCCCCGATCCTTACGGTTGTGGCAGCTCCAGCGAGCACGCTCGTCGTGAAGAATCCTGTAATTCGTGGCGTAACGGATTTCGCCGCGCTCGTAGCATCGCCCTTGTACCAGCGGCCGGCCGTCGTGCCACCCGAGCCATCCGCAAGATAACCCTGTTCGCCAGCCGAGGCGCTTTCCCCGGCGATGGCCGCCACATCGATATCTACGCTCGAGCCCGGCACCGCGCCCACGTTGTCCTGCGTCAGCACGGGCGCCACCGGCGGGTCGGTGTCCGTCGGCAACGCGATCACGAACTTGTAGGCCAGCCCAGGACTCAGGTAGAGCGCGACGCGCGATGCCCCCACCGACGGACGCCCCGCCGTGTCGAGCGTGATCGGGTTCGGGTTCGGCACGGCCAGCGCCACGTCAGAGAACGTGTCGAGCTTGTCGGATGTCCCGGCCGCGTACGTGAAAAGCTTGTACCCGGCCAACGGGTTGCCGTTGACGTCGTAAAAGGCTTGGAAGAGGTCGGGCGCGAGCGTGCCGGCCATCAGAGCGCTCCTGTGCTAGACTGACCAGCCGTGTTATTGAAGTGGCTAGATCGTCTCTGGCTGGCCGCCATCGCCGTGTCCGCGGCCATCCTGGCTCCGATCTGGGTCATGCTCTGGATCGAACGCATCGGGTTACCTTTACTCCTCGTCTCATTCGGCATCGCCGTGCTCTATTTCCGCTACCGTCACTGATCTACGGCACGTCATCCGCGAAGTCGTCGACCATCCGCGAAAACGCCTCAAATTCGGCGTCATCGGTCCTCCCGAATCCCGCGGGGATCGACGGCCCGCGATAACCGGGCCGCTTCTCCAGATAGCCCATCGCCGCATCGAGCGCCGCCGTGTGGAGGCGATTCGTCGGCCGTTTGCCGGCCAAGAGATCCTCAACGGCACGCTCGATCGCCACATTGGAAACGTGCTGCTCGGAGATCACGCGAATGTCGTCTCCGACCGGCGATCCTGGGCTACCATGCGCGTAGACCTGCGACTCCAGATCGCGCGTGCGTACGAGCCGTCCACGCTCTGGCCGGAGCTCCGCAAGGTCGACCTTCATACGCTCGAGCATTGCGCGCACAGGAGGCGCCGCGACGGCCGCCGCCGCGGCGTCCGGGTCGCTCGAGAACTGCGCAACGCGGAACCCTCCAGCCTTGACACTGATAAAGGGATCCACCCTGTAATCGGCGGGAGCCGCCGGAATCGTTCGACCACCAGATCGATCGGCCGCGACCTCACCTGGCAAGTGCATCTCGGGCCGCGCACCGCGACTAGGCGGCAGCGCGAGCTGTTCCGAGTGCGACCGCATCGCCGGCACGCCGCGCACGAACGACGTATCCGCCGGCGGAGGCGTGACGAGCGGTCCGCGCTCGAGCAGACCCACCGGCGGCCGATGCGACGGCATCGCCACCGCTGCCGGTCCCGTCTTCCAATTCGCGAACGCGCGCCGAATCAGGGCATCCGTGGTCTGCGATTCCTTGATCGCTTTCGCCGCCGCCCGACCTGCACGGCCCGCCATGATGTCTGCCATGCCTTCGAGCGGCGCGCCGCCGAAGATGGCTTTATACGTGCCCCGGGCAATGTCGGCCGCCGCCCGCACGGCACCGATCTGCTCGGAGAGGCTTTCGGGCTGTTGCCGCTTCGCCACGTTCGAGCGCCGGATCGCTTCGCCCTCGACGTCAAGTAATGCGCCATACCGTCGATTCAGCTCACGCGCCGCCGCGCCCTGGCCGGGCGCGTCCAACCGCTTGTAAATGACATCGCGCAGCGCCTTCGCCTGCGCCTCAAGGCTCGCGATTCCTGGATCTGCCATGAGCGCCGAATGTTGCCCACGCGGATAGAGGTTGTAGAACCCATCCAGCGCGGCGTTCGTCTCCTGCAGATACGTTTCGAGTTGGTCGAGCGAAAACGACTTCCGATAGCCCTCGGACTCCGCGACGAGTCGCGCTGCGTCGCCAGGCTTGAGCAACTGAATCCGCTTCGGAATCGCCTGTAGCATCGCATCGGCCACCGGCGACGCATCGATTCCCGCGTGCATGGCGCGCAACGGCCCGCGCAGTTGATTCAACTGCTGTTGAAGACCTTTCTTTGCCGCTTTCGTCGCCGCAAGGAGATCGTCGACGCCCCCAATCGGCCGCCCGATCGCCGTCTCCGCGGCCTTGATCTCGGGCATCGCGCGCAAGACCGACTGATCGAATTTGACCCGCGTCGACCGCGGCTTGATCGCCTGTACGATCATGGCTTGTGGTTCGACCGGCGCGGCGGTTCGGACCACACCGGCCAGCGCGCCGCCGAGACCGCCCGCAGCCGCACCAGCCGCGCCCCTTTTCATGGCGCCACCGATCATCTGCATCCCCGCCGAGACCGGCGGCAGAATGGCGCCACCCGTCGCCCCGAAGAACGTCTCGACCGGCTCACCACCAGACTGCACCGCCGACACCGCGCCACCCGCCGCAGCGTTCGCCGCCATCCGTACCGGCGTGCTGAACGGCGCGACGACGCGCGCCACCTTCGACAGCGGAACCGCGAATTCTCCCGCGCGCTCCGCGACGAACCCAAGCCCGCCGGCAAACCCTTTCGGCCGTTCCATCAGCGCTTGTGATGTCGGCTCATCAATGATCCGCCGCATTCCGAACGAGCGCCGAATCAGATCGCCGACGCCGAAGATCGATCGGAATAGTCCCGCACGCACGCCGCCGATAATGTTCTGATTCCACGAACCTTCCGAGAGATCCTCAGGCTCGTGCGCCGGCATCAGCGCTGCTTGCGGCACTTCCTGCCCAATCGCCGGCAGCGCAGACAACGACTGCAACGTAGCAGGCACCTCAGCCCCGATCGGCGGCAACACGGCTTGCTGTGGCATTACTTGGTCCGCACCCACTTTCCGCCCTTGAACGTCTGTTCCGTGCCAGGATAGCCAGGGATCGGCTTCGTCTCGCCTTCCTTCGGCACCGCGCTACCCCCGCCGCCGCCGGCAGCCGGCTCCTTGCCGCGCATCAGGTCGATCAGTTCCCACTTGAGATCGTTGCTGTCCTTTGTGTCCCGGTACGCGTCCGGCACCATCGGCAACCAGAGCGCTTTCACGTCCGCATCCGATACGCGCGAGCCCTGCTGTTCCACCGCGAGCGTGCCGGCGAGCGCCATCCGCGAATCCTGATAGGTACGGAACTCGGGATCGGTGCCAAAGACCGCCTCGACACCGCGCTTGATCGCGTCCGCACGCTGCGCCGGGCCTACCCGCGTGAGAATCTTCGAGCCGAGATTGCGCACGGCATCGACGGCGCGCGCCGCGGTCGCCTTCGACCGCTCCTTATTCCGCATGTCGGCCGTATCCGGCTGCTGCGCACCCACGGCACGCGCTTCCTGCTCCGTCATGCGGCGCACCTGGCCGGTACTCGGATCCTTCGCCCAGAAGCTTGAGCCGAGTGCTGTTTGACCGGCTTTTGTCCGCTCGATCGCGGCCTGCTCTTTGTTGGAGCGAACCGTCTCGGCCAGCGTCGCCTCTGCCCGACGATCATCCCGCTCCCGATCCGCCGCCGTCGCCATCTCTTGCCGGCCGGCGCGCGCTTCCGTATCGCGACGCAACGCGAGATCGCTCTCTTGCCGGGACAGGTCTCGCTGTTTCGGCGAGCGCTCGATCAGCCCTTCAACGATCGTCTGCAACTGCGCCGGTTGCGCCTTCAGCGTCTCGCGCAGGCTCGCGACGTCGTGGCCGTCCGACTCCGCCTCAGACAGCGCCCACTCGACCGAGAGCGGGTCATAGTTCGCCCGCTTGATCGCCGCCGCCAGGCCGCCGAAGTAATCCGATTCCGCCGCCGCGGCGTCGGTGCGTAGCTTCTGCAGGTTCAGGCGCGAGGATTCCAATTCCGTGTGCGCCTTCTCGTAAATCGGCACGAGGTCCCCGCGCCCGAGCTGTTGCAGTTGTGCCTTCACCTCGTCGGGGCTCAACCGGCTGCTCTGCGCCGAGCGCATGATGCCGCGATCCTCCGTGGCCTGCCGCGCCGCCGTCTGCTCGCTGCGCGCGTTCTCGAGCTGAATCTGGCCCGCCTCTTCCTGCTGTCGTCGGATCGGGGCCTCACGGACGTTCGTCGCGATGTCACGTAGCGACCCGGCAATCGTGTTCCCGACGTTCTGCCAGTTCTGCGCGGACTGCTCGCCTTGACGAAGGATCAAACCAGCGAGCGTGCGGTTCGGCTCAAACGTGGACGACCGGGCGTACGGAAGAGGGCCAGCCATTACGAAGATCCAGCTCGTAAAATCGCATCATCCCGACGAAATGCGTCATCGGCATTGAACGCGCCGCGCCGGAACGTATCGTCCGCACCGAACTTGTACGCGTCCCACGCCCGCTGAAACGCGAGTTCCCCGGCGTTGATCGTGGCGCCCGACCGCAGGCGCCAGTCTTCGATCTTCGGCTGATAGCCGGCCAGCGCATCGCGGAAGCGCCGTGCGTCTACGTTGCCGTACTCCTGGCTGGCGAAGTTCTGGCCGTAGCCGAGGATGTCTTTCAGCGTGCCACCGGTGCGCAGCACGCCACGCGCCGCCGCGCTCTGCTGGAGCGCGCGCTCGCCTTCCCCGAGCCGGAATTGATAGCTCGGATCCGCGAAGAGATGTTCCCGTGTGGTCGGCTGCCATTCGAAATCAGGCGCCGGCCCGAAATCAGTGAGGTTCGGCGACATCGGGCCTTCGTACTGCGGACCACGTTCGGGCAGCGCCAACGTGGCGAGCGTGCTCCCACCGCCACCGCCCGCGGCCGGGAAGCGCTCCTGCACCTTCGCGCGCCACACGTCGCCGCCGAACTGCTCGTAGAGCTGATAGCTCTCGTCGATCTCCTGCTCCGTTGGCGGCCGTTGAGCAATCGCCGTGAAATCAGGGATGATGATGCCGTCCACGATCGTCTGCCGGCGATCCCGCCCTTGCGCGTCCTTCCCACCGGGATACGCGCCGCCCGACGGCGGAGGCGTCGGTGGAGGTTCACCGTAGGGATCGTCTTCGTCGTAGATGTCACCCAGCGCCATCTCAGTACCCTCCCCCAAGCGTTCGGAGCGTCTTCCCGGTCGACGGAATCACCGTCGGCATCGGCCGACCACGCGACGCCGCGATCGCGCGCAAGGTGGATTCGGCCGCCTCCCGATACGGTTGACGCCGCGCCTGCTCGGCTTCGAACTGTCGGCGCTGCTCAGCGATCATCTGGTCGTATTCGAGCCGCCGACGTGTCTCGTTGTCGCGCTCGAGGTCGAGCGCGCGATCCGTGGCCTTGCCCTGTCGGCGCGCGCCATAGATGTTCGCCCCCGCCGAAATACCTGCCCCCGCCAACGTGGCGAGTGTGGCACCGCTCAACCCGCCGCTGGCGGCACCAGCGGCACCAGCGGCACCGGCACCACCCGCAGCCGCCGCGCCGCCACCGATCAGCCCAGGAATCCCGATCGCGCCCAAGCCACCCGTCGCAATGAGACCCGCGCCGATCGCGAGCGGCATCCAAATCATTTTACTCATGGTTTCACCGGCACTGGAATCACAACCAACTGACCAGGTAACGGCTTCCCGAGCGCCGTTGATGCGATGTCGCGCATTCGTTCATCGCGCACGCCGGCGACCACCGCCGAAATTCCAGCCTGCGCGGTCTCGGTATTCAATGAATGCACGAGTCGCCGCAAGACTGCCGCTTTCCCACGATGATCCGGCGCGACCCATAAGCCTTCAATATGGAGCGCCCAGATCGCCGCCCAACAGCCCACGATCCGACCGTCGCTATCTTCCACGACGATCACCACCGCACGATCGCCAGACAACCGATCGGCGAGCCCGTCAAGTTCGGTGCCTTCGAGCCGATCCCATTCCGCCGCCGGCAGGACGCGCGTCGTCATGCATCCACCCGCTCGAGCACTACGTCGAGCCGGTACTGCATCGTCGTGCCCCCGACGCTCGCGTACGTCGTGCTGTACGTCAGCGGGGAACTCGCATCGACCCGCAGTAGATACGTGTTCGTCTGCACCGTCGTGACCGTGTTCCCCGTCATGGCCGCGCCCGAGAGCGTTAGCGCGATCGTTGATTCGACCCACCCGATCGTGACCGTGAGACTGCTCGACGTCGTGGCGGCTCGCGTAATCCGGGCGTATGTCGTGACTCGGTACAGCCCCGCCGAGAGCGCGCCCGTTGGAATCGACGTCGCCCCGATCGAGGCCGACTGATCGACGAGCGTCACCGTCCGCACGCGCTGTGACGTCGCGTTCTGCTGCGTCCCGAGTGTCGTAAACCAATCGATCCATTTCTCCGTCAGCCGCCCCCACTGTTTGAGTGGCGCCGGGAGTTGCGCGATCGGATCCTCGACCGGGAATGGCGCAAGAGTTGGCACTCATGCCGCTCCCTTCAACGTCACCGACGCGCCCACGATCGGCGTCGGCACGGGATCAGTCACGACGATCTCGGGCATCCACTGCCGGCCCCGACCGCACAGCACCCACCGGACACGCGCCCCGTATTCGCCGCGCTTCCCCATCGAGCGCGACCGCTCGGCCCCGAACGTCTTCCCGCCATCCGGCGAGACGCGCAGCGACATCTGCGGATCGACCCCTTGCCCGCTCGTCAGCCCGACGCCGGGCTGTGTGTGCACCTCGAAACTCGAGACGTTCACCCAGGCGTTCTCTTGCCAGAGCGCCGGCGGCCGACGCACGCGACGAATCCGCCGCCCTTCGACGTCCGCTGAGACGTTCGGTGACATGCGGTAGACCGTGCCACCGGCGCGATCGAGCATCAGATGGTGCCCGAAGGCGAAGTGATGAAACAGCGGGCGCCATGCTACGAACCGCGCATCCTCGCTGATCCACGTCGCGCGAGAGGTCCAGCGCATCGACGGCGGTAAATCCTGCGTCGTTGTCGCGTCGTAGCAGAAGGTCAGATCCGCGTTCGGGAGCGTGAGCAGATAGAAGCTGTGGCCGTTGGAATCCTCGTGCGTGTCCCCGATGGCATCGCTGATCACTGAGGCCGTGGCAATCGTCGCCTGCACGGCAAACGTGCTCACAATCGACGGCGTGAAGCCCGCCGCCTGCATGACTTGGCCGTGCCCTTCGGCGGAGGCCGCAACCCAGAACAGCAACCCGCTGAGCACCTTCGGCGAGAACGACGCCGCGCATCCGTGCGGCACCAGACCCGAGGGATGCGGCGCGAACGGAAACGGGAAGGCATCGGCGTTGTACCAGACTTCCGAGGTCTGCTCCCCGAGCAGCCAGATGTAGCGGCCGACGACGATCATCGACACCCACGGATCCGGCCGAATCGAGCGCTGCGCGAATTGTGTCGGATCCCACGTCGTCCCGTCGAGCAAGTCGGAGATGTAGAACGTCGACGTGGTGACATCGAGCACGAGAAAATACCCGTCGAGATGCCCGCCGATCGTCGCCGTGAACGCCACCGGGATACTCGTCAGCGTGTCGGTGGTCAGGTCGTAGATGTAGAGCAGTCCGCCGGACGTAATCAGGAGTTGCCCGCCGCCGTCCCCATTCGTCGTGATCGTCGCCGGGTTGTGATCGACCGCGACGGTTCCGCGCGTCGTGAGCGTGCCTGTCGCCAGCTCTTCGTACAGCGTCGCGCCGATGATGACGAACGCGCGCCCATCCATCGAAAAACTCGCGCGGCCGTCGGAGGGCACCGCCGGCGTCGCGAACGTCTCCATGCCGGGAATCGGCATCAGCACGTGCCGAGATTTCCCGCCGGGCCCTTGCGCCTGCTCGACGTAGTAATTGAGCGTCAACGCGCCATCATGAAACGGCTGTGAGCTGGACGCCGATCCGCCTACGAAATGGGGGTACTCCATCAGTTCCCCGAATAGACGTTTGACGGCCCGCGGGTCTGCCCGATGAGCTGATCGGCCGAGAAGCCCAATTCCCGCATCCGAGTGTTCGAGCGCTTGATCCGCGCCATCGCCTGACGGTGCGCCTTCACGATCTGCTCGTCCACCCGTTGATCGAGCATCGCGGCCAGTTCCATCGTGAGCCCGGTCCGATAGAACCGGCGGTAGCCATTCGGCAGGAGCACCGTATCCGTCAGCGCCGCGAACTCCGTCACCGGTGAGCCGTGATACATGACGCCGAGCACCGAGCCGGCCCCGTCCCAGAGCGGCCACGGCTTGAGCGCGCCGAGCGGAAACGTCGGATCGTAGTACCACCGCAACGGCTGGCCCGTGGCCGCCTTCTGCGAGATGCTCGCGTACTCCTGTGGCGTGAGCGGCAGATCTAGATTGATCTCGCTCGCCGGCGAGGTCGATTGCGTGACGACGCCAAGCACGCGGATATGCCCAGGGCTGGCCGGGCGCACCACGTTGATCATCCCGCCGACACCGACCGAGTAACTCGCCGCGCCCGTCAGCGTCCACGTCGTCCGCGTTTCGGTGAAAAAACTTAGGCCATCATTCGCGAGGTCATCGATCCAGTCGTTGACCCGCGCAAGCCCGAGCGCCGACAACTCGGCTGGCACGGAGTCGCCCGGCGCGATTACGCCCAACTCTTGGAGGCTTGCGATGATGAGATCCCCAATCGACATCCGTCAGTACCGATAGTCGTAGCCGTACCCGAACCTCGTCCACGGTGCGCCATCCCCGCCACCGCCCCCATCCGCAACGAGCGTGGCCGCTGGTGCACTGATCGTTACCGTGGGCGCTCCTGCCAACAACGCCACGGCTCCAGTCACCACGGCAGCCGCCGGCGCGCTCAGCGTGACCGTCGGCGCCGTTGCTTGCAGGCCAGCCGCCGCGACGCGCGTCGCTGTGGGCGCTGTGAACGTGACGACGGGCGCGCCCGCTTCAAGCACCGTTCCGCCGCCCCCTTCAACCAACGTAGCCGTCGGCGCCGAGAAAGCGACCAGCGGCGCCGTCGCCAATAAGGCAATCGTGGCTATGCGCACAGCAGCCGGTGCAGTGATGATCACGAGCGGTGCCGTCGCGGCCAGGGCTTGCGCCACGTAATCGATGATGAGCACACCGCTCCCGTCTTCGAGTTGATAGCCGTCAGGCGCCCCGGACTCACGTAGGTAGCGGTCCGCCATTTTGTTCCTTCATGCCACCCTGACTAATTCGAGCATCGTATCCGCCATGACCTGCGTGGACGTCGCGGTCTCAGAGGCATGGCCGAGCGTGAGACTACCGGACGTGGACACCGTCAGCAGCCCTTCGATCGTGCAATGAATGTCCGCGTTGATCGTATCGACGTCGGTGAACGGTCCCAGCGCGGCATCGTTGACGCGGGTCGATGCGATAGCGTAGACGTTGCCGGTCGTGGCGTTGATTTCCTGATCCATGACGCCGGTCGCCGCCGTCACGCCCCCGCTCGGGAAGAGCAACCGCGCCAGAATGCGCGTGATCGTCCCGCTGTGCCCAACGCGGAATTTGACCGAGACCGTCGCCGACGAGGATTGCACGACGATGTCGTAGCGAAAACGATACGTGCCTGCCGCAACACTCGTCGTCGTCATCACCGTCGCGAATGTCGTCGTGGCGTTGGCCGCTGCGTTCGAGTTGAGACGTTGGAGGGTCTTTGACGGTGCCGCGTTGGCATTGGCCGCGCCACTGTTGCCCGTGATCAGCAACGTGAGCATGTCGCGGACTTGGGCACCCGTGAGCTTCTTGGAGGTGCCCGCTTCGTTGATCGCAAATTCGTTGGCCGGCGCCGCCGCACTCGCCGCCGTCAACGCGCTGATCTTGGTATCGGCCATTGACCATCACCGCACCGCAGGGTCAGGAATAGACCCGTTCCGCCGGAGCTTCTTGTACTGCTCGATCGTGAGTCCGCGCTGACAGGCCGGACATTCAACCGGGCTCGTTGTCCAGCCGCGCTCATGCGCCAGACCGTTCCAGGTCAACGCGTGCGACGGCCGCAGCGAGTGCCCGCGCAGCGAGGGATGCGTCTCGAAGTTCGATGGGCCTTCTGGCCGCTCGTGCCGCGCCCGGATCGTCAACTCCGCGCCACAGTGACACTTCCATGTGCGACGGTAAACGTACGTTTTCTTTGCCGCGCGCAGTTCGTCGGGAGTCAGGGCCACGCGCGTGGCGGTCTTTGTCGGCCGAAGCCACTCCATCAGACCCATTAGGCCCCCTTGAGCGCCCCGCCATTCGCGGGCGTGGCGAATTGCACCGTGATGTCGCCGCCGTTGGTCGGCGTGTCCGTCAAATCGTAGAAGGCATACACGGGCGCCGTGGCATCGCTCCCGGTATGCCGGAAGAGCACTTGCCCGATGACCGTCTCCCCGGCCGCAAGGCCGGTATAGACGGCATCCGTGGCATCGAGGTACGCGAAATCGTTCGCGTCGTCCTCGGTGACCGTCTCCCCGGCGAGCGTCTGCCGCGCGTACCCAGCAACAGTAACCTCAGTGATCCCGTCCATGAAGTTCATATCCACCGTCGGCGCCGTCGTTTTGATCAACGCGACCCGGAGGTCGGCCGCGTCAAGATTGGCGTCGCCGGTGAAGAGTTCGAACTTGCATTTATTCGTGACGAGATCGGCCATGCGCTACACCTGGTAGCAGGCAACGAGATCCGTGGCCGTCGTGTTCGTCAGGTTGATGCGCTTCAACTTGAACGGGAGAATCGTGCCCGTCAGCGCCCCCAGGAACGTGATCGTGGTGTCGTCTGGCATGACGCCCACGATGTTTCCGCCGACGCCGACGTAGATCGCATCCGGCACCACGGCGAAGTTCACCGTATCGCTCCTTACGACGGCGACGAACTTGTTGAGATTCTGTAGACCGGGCTGCGCCATGATCAGGCTCCGACCGGCTCAGTGGTGCGCGTCCGCGGCCCCGGCTTTTTCGGCGCCGGCACGTCGACCACGTGCTCATCCGCCCGCTCGTCGAATCGCTCGCGCTCGGCTTTGGCTTTCTCGCCCATGTGGCGATCGGCGTAGGCGCTCTCCGCTGCCGCCTGCGCGATCTCGGCATCGAGCGCTTTCTGCCAGTCCACGGCCGCCTGTGGCGATTCACGCCAACCCTGCGCCCAGGCCATCTCCAGTTCGCGCGCATCGCGAACCGTCTTCGTCGCCTCGTCCTTGTCCCGCTGCGCGTCGGCGAGCCAGACGATGTAATCCTGCTGCTGGTCCTGTCGGATCCGCATCCGCACCACGCGCTCGTACTTCTCGCACGCCGTCACGTACCCGGCGTTGAAGAGCATCTTGGGGAACGCGCGATACTCGTATTTGGGAAACACGAGCTTGGAGTACATCCCGTTGATCCACGGCGCGTTTTTGGCATCGTGGAGCGCCTTCCCGGTCAATTCCGGCTCGGGCACCATCAGATTGAGTTCCCGAGCGCGCTCGTTCAGGAATTCCTGAAACAGCGCCTTGAGTTCGTCGGCGGTCGCGTCGCGCAATCCATTCATGCGTACTGACTCCTGAAAAGCGGGCGAGCAGGATCACGCCTGCCCGCCCGTGTCGAATTACGCGAGGCCCGCGCCCGCGATCGTGGCGGCACCCGCCACCACCGAGGACACCGTCCACGCCCCGCCGCCCGCCACCGCGCGAAGCGACATCGTTTGATCCGCCTTGAACGTCGCCACGTCTGCCGTGGCGCCGACGAGGCCGAGGCCGCCCGTGAACGTCACGGTATGCGCGGCCTTGCCGTTGCCGACGATCTCGAGCACGTCGCCGTCCTGCGCGGTCGACGGCGCCGCGACCGTCATCGCCAGCGCCGCGGTCCCGTTGATGATCGCGAGCATGTTCGAGCCAGGCGTCGGGAGTGTGATCGCCCCAGCGGCGTTGTACTCCTTGACCTGTGTCGCCTTCTTGACGAGATTCGTCACCAGCTCACCCGGGATCGGCTGCGGCCAATCCGAGCCCGCCGTTGATGGACCGAGCCCGAAGACCGCTCGGATACCAGAGGCGTGCGCGGCCTGCGCCGTCCCTTCCTGTCCGCGCAGCACGCGAACCGGCGTAGTTGCCGCCGCCGGCACCTCGAGCACCTTCATGAACTCGCCCTCGATCTTGACGAGTCCACCGACAGCGAAGCTGGTCAAGCTCGCGACCAGGATCGTGGTGTCGTTCAGGCCGACCGCGGCCGAGAGAGTCGTTGCAGCAAGTGCCATTGTTCTGTCTCCTTTCCTCTCTCGGGTTAGCTCGCGAACCGAACGGCAAATTCCGGCCGTACGGTCTTGAAGCCGTAGATGGAATCCAAGCGTGACGGATGCTGATCGGATATGATGTCGCTGTCCTCCCAGTACCGCAGCGCCATCCCGACGCCCTTCATGCGCACCCGCTTCGCCGTGCCGCTGTTCGGCTGCACGAGATCGGCGGACGCCATGCAGAACGCTTCCGGGTGATAGCCGAGCCCCTGCGGCGTGACCGTGTTCGCCGCGCCAACGATGGTGAGCGCCGCATTGTCCGCCGGCAGTGAATCGACCGTCTGGTACTGCGGCGTGAGCGGTCCGATCATCGGCGGATAGATCGGAATCGTCGCGTTGCCCGAGCCATCGGATGCCGTGGGCGCCGTCACGACGAACTGCTGCAGTTGCGTCGTGCTGACGCGGCTCTGCGGATGCACCGCAAAGACACCCGCGATCGTGAACACGTCGCCTTTGTTGAGCCGATTCGCCGCCGCCGCCGTCCAGCCGTCGGTGATGAGCGATGAGCCGGTCTGCGAGGCACCGTTGACGAGCGGCGTGCCGCCGAGCGGCCCCACGGTATGCACCGCCTGCAGCGCATCCTCGAACCACTCATCCCAGGACAGCGCCGCGCCCGAGAACATCGCTTCCTTCCACAGCTCGGAGATATCCCGGGCCGGGTTGAAGAGCGACAGGTTGGCGTTGGCGATGGTCGCGCGCATCAGCGGATAGATCAGCGCGCGGCGTGGACCTTTCGGCGCCCCCTGGTTCGTCAGGCGTGCGGCGGCGAGCAGGTACACCGAGTTCGCCGACGGGATCGTGCCCGGCGTGCCTTCGAGGTTGAAGACGTCCTGATACAGCCGCGACAGGCCGTCCGATCCGATCGTCGCCGCCATCTGCTGACCGGCCGGCGTGACGAACCGCTCCATTGCGTCTTGGAGTTCCAAGGTCGCTTGGAACGAGGACCAGGACCACGGAATATTGGCCTGATCCGTGATGGTGATACGGACCTGGGTATCGACGATCGCCTGTGGCGCGATCGCTTGACCCTTCGCCGTATTGAACCGCTGCGGCAACCGCACGCCGACTTCGGCGCCGACCTTGGTCCCCTGGACTTGGAAATCGTCCGAGAGCTTCCGGGTGATAGTGGCGGGAAACTGCGGCGTACTCCCGGCCACGGTCAAGACCTGCCGACCCATCCAGGTCGGGGTCAAAAGGGTATTCGGCATGCGCCGTTACCTCCGTCCGTGTCGAGCCGTCAGCAGTTGACGCGAGTGATACGCATAGTGCTCGTCATCACTGGCGTCATCGCCGGGCGGGTCGTCGGACACAATGGGAGCGCTCTCGACCGGCCGGACGGGAGGACGCGCCTGACTGATTTGCGCGACTGGAGCGGGGGCCGGTGTTTTCGGGGCCGCGTCCGTCGCGAGCTTGTGACCAAGGATCGCCATCTGCCGCGTGAGGTCGCGCGGTTGCAGCGTGGCGAGACGCTGAAGCTCATCGGGGTGAGCCGAGAGATGAACAAGTAGCTGTGCGGCGTGCTCGGAATCGACCACTTCATCCGCGATCGCGTTCCAGACCGTGCGACGCTCGCCGGGTTTCAGGAGGTGTGATGGCGTCAGGTTGCCGACGTCATCGGACAGCTTGTTGAGAAACTCTGGATCTGCCGTGACGGCCGCCCCGATGCGCTGGCGGTACCCGGCCTCGCGCTCCTGATGCCGCTGTTCGGTGGACGTCCGCGCGTGATCGCGCTGTGACGCCTCACGAACCTTTTTCACTTCCTGCCGCGCCGCGTGCGCGGCCGTATCGGTGACGAACCGCTGCCAGTCTTCGCCGTAGTCCTCCACTTTCGGCGCGGGATCGGTATCAACCGCAACGGCCGGCTTGCGCTCGAGCGGCGTCAGTCGCCCTTCATCGGCCAGCCGTGCGCGCTCTTCGGCCCTGGCGGCACGTTCCTCAGCCAGTCGCGCCTTCTCAAGCGCCTGCGCGATGCGCGCTTCAGGATCCCGGCGCGGGTTACCCGGCCTCGCGACCGACTTCGCGGGCTCTGCCGCCTTTTCGACGAATTTCCCTGTGGACGGATCGCGCGGACGGTCATCGGCTGGCTTCGCGGCCTTCGCTGGGTCCGGCGCGGGAGGCTCTTCGACAGACTCACCCCCAGCGGGCGCAGCAGCTTCCTCGACAGGTTCCGACACGACGGCCGGCGGCGGCGTATGACCTTCGTCTACTTGGATGCCGTCGCTGTCGATCTCACCGAACATGCAGCGCCTTTCGAGGTACAAAAGAAAAGGGCCACGGTCGGAGCAGTGCTCCAATCGTGGCCCTCGGGTCGTTCCGTTCGAGCCTAGTAAATTACTGCCGCGCCCGCAGCCGCGCGAGCGTGCTCTAGCGTGTCAAGACTTGCACGAACCGCCGCCCTTGTCAACCGCTGTCTTGCGTCGAAACGTGATCTTGGGCTCGACGGTCTGCACCTGGCCATCATCCGACAGGTTGATCACGATCTGACTCGCCGGCACGCCCCCGAGCGCCGCCTTGATGGCATCAACGTGCGGTTGCACGGACTCGGGCAATGTCACGCGCCCGCCTCCGGCTCCGGCGCCAGCTCCGCGGCCCGGTCTGCCGCTTCGAGCGCCCGCTGGTGTTCAACATCGCCGGCTTCGAGCGCTTGCGCATGGCCACGTTCGGCGGCCTGCGCATCCGTCGCCGCCTGGCGATCGGCCATCTCAAGATTCTGCGAGTGCCCACGGTCGGCCGCGTCCGCGCTCGTGGCCCCGGTGAGCGCCGCCTGCGCCATCGCGGTGGCGTTCGCTCGTTCGGCCATCTCGCGCTCGTGCGCGTGCTTAATCCCGAGTGCCAGCGCTTCATGTGTGGCTTCGTGATTCACGATCGCGCCCTTCGCCATCACCTCGATTTCCTTGACGGCGATCTGGGTCGCGTCCTTCATCTGCTGCAGCGTGATATCGGTCTCGGCCTTGATGCGTGTCTGCTCGATCTGCGCGTCGTGTTTCGCCTGCTCGCGCTCGATGTACTCAACGGCCTGCTTGTACTGGTCCCCGAGCGCTTGGAGTTGCGCCTTGAGCGCCTGCGCTTCGTGCTGCGCCTCCATCACCTTGTCTTCCCCGGCATCGAGCCCAGGGAATTGCATCGCGCGCCACCGTTTCATCAGGTCGGCGGCCTCTTGATGCCCGGGGAAATCGCGGAACTTGAAGTAGATCGGTCCGAGCACCGGCATGAGCGCCGCGCCAGCCGGGCTCGACAGAATCTCGCCGAGTTCGGTCTGCCCCTGATCGACGCGATCGCGGTACGACTTCCCGATACTGACCGAGACGGCGTACTTGCCCTTGCGCAGGTCGTAGTTTTTGACCTCGCCCTGCGCCCCGGGTGTCTGCCCGGCACCAACGCGCATCGGGCGCTTCGTCCTCGGGTCGATCGTGAACGGCTGATTCAGCATCACCGTCCGCGTGTCGCCCTCTTCGTTGAGCAGTTTCGCGATGCGGCCGGGCCGATCGTAAATCTTCGGAATCAGGTCGAGCACGACCTTCGCTTCGTAGACCATGCTGATCTCGGCCAGTGACCACAGATAATCGCTATTCCCGGTGAGCGATTGATCGGCGAGCTGCCCGAGTGTCTGATGCGCGACCTTTTTCCGCGCGAGCTTCTCGAGCGCGGCCGGATCAACTGTAGACGTCCCCGCCTGAATGTAGCCGTCCGCCGACTGCAACAGTTCCATCGCCGGCGCCAGGTCCCCCATCACCGACGGCAACCGGAACGGGGGCGGCGTCTGATTCCCGTGCTCGTCGATGACCGGCTTGTACAGGTTGTACGGGAAGTTCCGCACGTTCGCTTGCTGCAGTTGCGCTTCGTGGCCTTCCTGCTGGCCCTCCGCCATCCACATCGACTGTTTCGCACCGGCTGAGACGATCTCGACCACGTTCGACGCCGCGGTATTGAATAGCCGTGCCGCGTCGCGATTCGGGTAGATGATGCCCTGCCAGCGCCGCTCCGCATCGAACGGGATGAGTTCGCGCCCGACGACCGGAATCAACGGGATGTACTGGCCGTTCAGGGTTTCCTCTTCGAGCACATCGATCGCCGTGAGCTTGCACCAATGGACTTCGCACCGCTCGCGCGGGCGCGTCTGGTCACCCGCAGCTTGATCCCACGGCTTCGATGGACGCTCCGCGACTTCGTACGACCCATCCGCCGCGTAGCCCCACACGGTTTCCGTCGTGTAGACCTTTTTGAAGTACTCGACGACGAGCGCGGCCTTCCCCTTCCCGGTATCGCTCACCCAATCGGGACACACCTCGAGTAGTCCGGCGAAATCAGCGTCCGACGCCTTCGAGAGGTTCGATTTCGGGTGCTGCTGTTTCAGCCTGGTCAACGGGATCCATGAGACGATCGCCGCCTCGCGCCCATCGCTCCAGTCGGGCTCTTCCGCCGCCGTGTCGAAATAGGCCGTCTCTTGGCGAAGGATGCGCCGGATCACGATTTTTTGATCGAGTGGATGATCAGAGTCCTGGTCGTACTCCGTCATCACCCGGTACGCGCCGCGCCCGGCATTCGCCGCGCGCTCGAGCGACCACAACCGCGCGAGCGGCGCCCGCGAATCCCGTTCGATCATGCGATACAAGTCGCGCATGACTTCGGCCGTATCGTCGTCGGCATCCTCGGATGTGGGATGGATCGTGACGCCGAGCTGCGCATTCCGCGCCTGATTGACGATGCCGTTGATCGGCTGATTCAGCTTCGGGATCGACACCATCGGCCGGGCCGCCGTCGGGACGCCGCCCACGATGACGCCGCCCTTCCGCGCCTCTTTAGCATCCTTCGTCCAGACATTTTCCGGGACTTGGAATGCTAGATCTTCGAGTTCCCTCCGACGCTGATTGGCCTCGATCTCACTAACGTGCTTAATGAACTCACGCGCCGCGCGGACCTTCGGCGGAATGTTGAACGGGCCGTCTTTGTCGTCAGCCATCAGCTCATCCCTAACTGTTGCCGGTAGAAGATCATCACGGCCTCGTGCGTGTTGACCCCGGTTGCCGTCATCGCCGCTTCAACCGCCCACGACACATCGAGATGCTCTGGGTCGAGAACGTGCGCCTGTTGCCGCAAGGCGTAGGCTCGCTCAACGTACTGCCGGCGGGAGCCAGGCCCGACGCGCTGCTGACGCAGGCTTTTCGCGAGTGCGTGCGCCGCCCAGGAGTCACGCAGGAGCGTCGCGACATCGCTCACCGTTGACGTAGGCGGCGGCGGCGGAACAGTCGAGACGACCGCCTCGAGCGTCAACGCATCGTTCGCGACGGCATCCGCGAGCTTATCGATATCGATCGACTGGCCCGACGTCAGCGCCGTATGTAAGAAGTCCGCGATCCGCTTGCGCTCTTCGGCCTTGACCGCCACGACATCCACCACTTCCACGTCACCGGACATGCGAGAACCTCACTTCCCCGCGTGGCACCTCAGGATCGCCGACCCACTCGACCCCGATCGCTTGCAACAGCCCCAAGAATTCTCCCGGCGCCGGATACAGGTCCGACCACGGAATCCCAGCGAAGTCGTCAGGGTTCAGAAACGCCCGCGCCGCCACATGCCCTGATTCCGATTCAAAGGCTTGTTTCGACGCCAGCACGCCGCGCAGGGTCATCACCATCACGTCCAGGCGTACGACGACGGCACCGGCAGCGACGGCGCCGGCTCCGGCTTCTTCTTTTGCTTCTCGAGGCTAAACGTCACTTCGAGGTATTCCTTGCAGTTCTGCGCGTGCTCGTACCAGCCGTCTTTGTGGGCCCGCCGGTACTGCTTCGAGCCCTCGGACACCATGTGCTCGTCCCAGACGTAGCCGGCTTCGTCGCCGTCCGCCAGGAAGTGCCAGGTTGCCGGCGGTTGCCCACCACCCGTGACGCGCAGCCAGTGCGACGGATCCGAATTGACGCCGTACGACTCCCCCATCGGCGTACGCGTCCGCATCAACTTCGCCTGTCGCTCGATCATCGTGAAGCGGACCGATGTCCGGTTGGCATCATCGACCCACTTTGGCGCGAACTCGTGATCCTTGAGCACCCCGACACCGTTCGAGCGCACGCCCTGCGAGTTGCTGTGACTCCCGGCGGGATCGCAACAGGTGCGGAACTCCGCTTGCGGGAACCAGAGCGCGCGATACATCTTGACGACGGGGAGGAAGTCTTCGAGGTACATCGACTGGCCCATGATGCCGCCGAGATACTCGACGCCGCCGTACGGGTTGCGCTGGCGCGCGAGGTAGCAGGGATGATGCTTCCCAAAGTCAATCGCTTCCTCGATCGGGAGCGCCGGATTGAACGTCAACGGCCGCACGTGCTGCGCCCGCACAAACGCCCCGCCGTAGACCGGCTCACCGACCACGTTCAGCCCTCGCAGCCCGAGCACCGCCGACCGATGCTTCGCGTGTGTCACGGGATAGGCGTCGAGCGCATCGTCGACCTTGCCCTCCGGCAGGTTGTGCGCGTTGTCGAAGAGACTGATCGAGTGATACACGCGATTGGGCCGCCGGTTGTCGACCGGAAACTCCCGCGCGAGCCAGGAATTCTCGTCCAGCGGATTGGGCGACAGCGTGAGCTGATGCGGATAGCCGTGCTGGCGTAAGCGCTGTTGCAGCTCGGGGAAGAAATCCGGCGGGAGTTCTTCGGCCTGATCGATGTAGATGCGACTGACGCCGAGCCCGCGCAGCTTCGCATAGCGCCGGCGCGGATCTGGTGACTGTAGCCCGTACGAGTACACGCGTGACCCGTTCGGAAACTGGTAATACAGATACTTGGAATTCCATTGCGCCTTTACGCCGCCAAGTTCAAGGACGTCATTCCAGGCTGGTAAGAGCTTGGTTTGATTGTCGCCGTCCGCGAACCGCCCGATAAAGATGTAGATCCCGGGGTACCACTCGGCCGCAGCCGTCCACTCCTTCCAGAGGCAGAGCGTTGTCTTCCCGCAGTTGAGCGCTCCCTCGAGATCAACGAACCGCGTCGACCGATCGCGGAACACCCCGGCCATGACGCCGAGAAACTTGATTCGGTAGACGTCTTCGGCTGTGGCCACATCGCTCATCAGCCGTTCATCGGGGAGTACCAGCAAACAATCCGGGCCGCGTTCGGATCGGGCATCACATGCACACGCAAGCGCTTCGCGGGCTCCATGACCTTCGCGTACTTGCGCAACTGGACGCGGAACGCCTTCACTAGATTGTCTTTGTGAAGCTTATCGGTTTGATTCAGGAGCAGATAGGCCGCACCTTTGCCGCCGATGTTCTCGAGCAGCTCGCGCCCCATCTGAATTACGAACGGATGCACGTGGGCCAATTTCGACGCCTCGCGAACCCGCACGAACATCTGACCATCGATCATCTGATACCTAGCGTCCGGCGGCAGAATGTTCCGCAGACTCACCCGTTTTGCCGCCGCCGGTGCCGCTTTCGCCATCTCACACCCTCGCGTTATCTGGTTGCTTGTCGTCCAGCTCGATGATCACGCGCCGCACGCTGGCATCCTTATCCCCGTCCGACGCCCCCGGCAGCTTAACGCCGAACCCGCGCCCTAACTTCCCGCCGGCCGTCGCCAACAGTTCGTTCGCCTTCAAGGCGTCATACATCTCGATGTGCCGGCCGAACTTCCCTTCGCGCACGCTCTTGATGAGCAGTCGCACGTCCTCGGGCAGCTTCGACAGCGGATCGTTCGGCCCGAGCACTTTCCCGATGTCGCCCCGCGCGTACATCGTGATCCGGCCCATCGCTTCGTCGCCGTCCATGACCGAGAGCCGCTCGACCCGGGACGCCAACCGTGCCGCAATCGCCGCCGAGATGCGATCTCGCGTCAGTAACTTACAGGCGTTCGCGCGCCGGACGTTGCCCTCACCCTTGTAGCCGGCCAGTTCGTAGGATTTCGTCGCGTTCCCAATCGCCGCACCGGTGTAGGCGGCTACAAACAGCAACTCACGCGGCGTCAGACCATGCGGGTTGTCGACGATGGCAGCGACGAGGCTTTCGGAAGGATTCGGCGTGCTGTCCTGCGCAGGAGTGCTCTGCGTGGTGTCAGCCGGCGCGCGCTTGGCCCGCCTCGCTGGCGTGTTCGGATTCGGCTTGCGCCCGGCACCGTGTCGGCGCCCTCCGCGTGGCATGATTTGATTCTTTTGAATTGTTTGATTTCCCCGTCAGCGTGAAATCAAACGAGACGAGTATGCAGAGGTTGGATCCCGACCGTTACCGGTTTTGCGGGTTATGTCGGTTTTGCTGTTGAACGTGAAACCATGACCGCATCGAGACGATGCAAGCACTCTGACCGATGAAGGTTCCATCGGCTTGTCACCTCAACATCGCCGACGATCTCGAGCCCTCGCACCTTAGCCAGCCAACGCATCACGGCAAGACCTCGAGCCAGTGAACGCTTCGCCGGACTTGATTTACGCCGCGTGGGTTGAAGAACGACCGTAAACCGACGCCGGCGCTTCATGACGCAATCCGCCGCGCGGCCACGTAGCGCCGCAGCTCGCTGACCGGAATCGCATACACCTTGCCGTCACGCTCCGCGAATAGCTCGCCCGACTCAATACGGGCCCGTGCTGTGCGCTCGTCTAATCCCAGGAACGCAGCCGCCACACGTAAACAGACCGTCTCTCGAAGTTCCGTGGCTATGTTTGCGATCAACGGCTCTGAGCGCCGGCCTGATTTCATGATGATGTTTCCCCCGTCAGGGAGCCCGCCGACGATTGCCCACTACCAGTTTCGCGGGCCGCTGGCGACTGTCCCGCCCTCGAACGGTTCATGCGCCATCAGACGTCGTCCCCGAGCTGGCGATCGCGCCCCGTCACCGGCACCGCGCCCACCTCCGGCGGCTCGAGCTTCCAATATTGACGCGCACACGGCGCGCAGACGATCGACCGATTGCGGCCGAATCGGATCCACGTGCCAGGAATCACGGCGCAGCCAAAGGCGCAGCGGACGTGCCAGTAGGCACGCGACCACCGATCCGCCTCCGGCCGGTGATCGACGTGACGACGACGCCGGCTCATGCGGACACCCGCGCTCGGTTGGCAAGCTGCGCACGGGCCCGATCGATCGCCGGGCCCACCGCGCCGGAATAGTCCAGATTCGCCCGCGCGCAGGCTTGCTTCACGCGCTCCATCAATTCGCCCTCATCATCAGCCAGCGCCGGATAGTCGGCCATCAGATGCCGCGCCAACGCTGCAATCACGCGGATTGCCGGCTTGCCGTTGACGGTTTCCCGCGATCGCTGTCGGCGATGCTGCGCGACCAGCATCCGCGTTTCAACGTCGTCTAACGAACCTCCGGCGCCGCCAGGCGCCCGTTCTTGCTTTTCGTTTTGTGGTACGTGGTACGTGGACACCTGAACAGATGCCGGATCGTGCGGCATCGTAAACGGCTCGCGTAACGCGTCTGAAACGGCGTTACAAATGGCATCCATCTGGGCCCGCATGACCCGCGGATAGTTCCGCTTGCCGCGATGCCTATCGAGACGCTCGCGCGCCTTCGCACGGTCCGCCATCACCTTGTCTCTAGAATCGTTCCAATCGAGGTAGTCGTGCATCGTGTAGCCGTTTTCGACCTTATGCCAGAGCGGCCCCTTCCCGAGCGACGTCTGCGGCGTGCAGAGTTCGGCAACGAGCGGCGCGCGATTCTTCGCCTTGAGCCTGAAATACTGGACCTCGCTTTCAGGAATGAATCCGTCGGTGAGATGCTTGTTGCAGTACACGAGGCCAGCGACCCACAACCGGAACGCGCTATCGGTCAACGCGCTCAATTTCGGATCGTCATTGAGATCGTCGTCGAGTCGTCCCCACGGCATTACTGCAGCCCCTTCGCGAGTTCGTGAATGTGCGGATACCCAAACTCCGCAGCCGTCAACCGAGCCTTCTTCTGGTTGCACGTCGGGCAGGCCAGAGTCAGATTCCCAAGTTCGTCCGAGCCGCCACGAATCGACGGGATGATGTGTTCAACCTGCAGCCCTTGATCGCCGACGCCGCAATAGACGCAGGCCTGGCCCCAGAACGCGAGTAGACGATCTAGGAAGCGCCGAACCCTAGACCGACGCCTCTGCTCCTTCCGCACGCGAACGACGCGCCAGCCGCCTTCTATGGGTTCCCAGATACCAGCCGCGACGAGTTCCTTCACCAACTGGCCAGGGCTCGACACGCCTAAGAACTGGACGGCCTCTACGGGAATAAACCCGCCCGTCTTTGCGGACTCGCTGTAGACCTGCCCACAAAACCAGAGCCAGGATGCCGCCGGTCCAGCCTTCAGGAACTTTGGGTGAAGCCGAACGGTTGACTCGACGCGGACGTAACTCACGTGTGATGCCCCTTCCTCACGTCGTCCTGCGGGTGTCGTCGGCGACAGTCGCTGTCAGGGCGTCCGAAGTCCCGCGATCACCGAGGGCATCGGCCTGCTCACGCTGAAGTGTTGCCCAATCGGCCTGCACGCAGTTGTGGCAGCGCCAATCCCGTTCGCCTTCTGAGCCCTTTGGAAACGGCCAGTCGGTGCCGCAGCCTCCGCACGCATGCCAGATCACACCGGCTGAACGAATCGCGGCGTTAATCGACTTCATGTCAGGGCGTCCAAATCTGACTCTTTGGCTTTCCGCTCGGAGTCCGTTGGGATAGCAGCCCGCACACGCGAGCGCCGAGAGGATCAGGAGCGCCGCAAGGAGGTCAGGCATTCACGGCCTCGTACGTCGCTGCAAAGATGTCCGGCTTGCAGGGATAGAACTCGCCCTTCACGCCGCAGATGATCCAGTCCATCGGCTCGGCGCGCATGTCGCCTTTAAGTGTCTCAATGATCAATACGCGCTCCGACGAACTCATTCGGCGAAACGACTCGTCACGCACCGACGCGCGGCCCAACGTAAAACCAAGCACCTCATCGGCATTCGTGCCAGTCCATTGCACCGCCTCAATCACGACCGGTTTCTTTCTGAACTTAGCCATCTCAGCTCGCCTTTCGCCCCGCGGTCGCGTCCGGCGTTGGAGTGAGCCGCGTCTGGGCAACGCGCGTATGGGTCTTCATTCGGTCACTCCTTCGGCTCCTCGTCTGAGGGTGATCGAGGGGGATCGGGCAGCGGCATCCAGTGTGTCGCGGTTGTTCCTCTGCCACGATCGTCACAAGGTACGCCGTCGTGGATGTACCCGCTAAACACGATGCCGTCGTGTCGGCCGACTGCGGCCGGCTCATAGAACAGAACTGGGTCACCATACTTCGGGGCTGTCCCTATCGGTTGCCACTTACTCATGCGCGTCTCGCCTTCTCGTTTGATGGTGATCGAGGGGGAGTCACCGGAACCAACCAGGTATCTTCGCTTTGATGTGCTCATACAAGTGGCGCTGGCACACCTGCCGTCCACCAACAACGCCGCACGCGGGTTCGCCGCACGCTTTCCCCAGTACCCAGACTTCACAAAGGAATACTCTCATGCGCGTCTCGCCCTTCTCTCTGCCTATCCTTCCGCCCCAGACTCAGGGAACCAACGCCTTACGCTTGCGCTTGATCGTGTGGGGATCCCGAGACGGCCGCGGCGTCGTACCGGCCAACACCCGCGCGTTATCCTTCAACTCTCTGGGATCGAGAATCGCCGGCGCGGGCCCACCGAACCGGCGAGGCACACATCCACCCGTGTCCGAGAAGACGCAGTAATTCGCCGCATCGCACTTAACAGTCAGACAGCTCGGCATCAGAGCAGCCTCTTGGGCGGCCACGCGATGTCAGCGATCCGATCCAAGGCGCGGCGTGTGTCAGACCACAGCGGCGGCTGCTGCAGCTCCGGGGGCGGGGCAATCGACGTGATGACGTGCGCGAACACTGGCTTTGGTGAACTCACGTCGAAATGCAATTTCGAGCTGAGCACCAGCGTGCGCTTCATGCCCTCCATCAACTGACGCAACAGACTCGGGCTGCAGTTACGCGTTTCCGTCACGAGGACGTCGATAGCGGCGTCATCAAGATCAAACGGCATCGCGTACTTGCGAAGAATCGAAAAACGCTCCGCGTCGCCGGGCAGGTCCACGGAGATTTGCAACCCGAAGCGGCGCCACATGGCCGGGTCCAGCATGTCCTTCGTGTTCGTCGCCGCGAGCCCCACGCCACGATAGGCTTCGATGCGGCGCAGCAGTACGGTGAGCGCCTGGTTGCGTTCCTGCCCGGCGCCGCCGCCACCGGTCGCCTTCACGCGCTGCTGTGCAATCGCGTCAAACTCATCCAATAACAACACGCAGTGCTGCTCGAGATGCACGAGGATGTCAAAGAGCCGTCCGAGGTTCCCACCGGTCTCACCGAGAAAAGACCCGACGATCCGCTCCGACGCCACCGCGACGAGCGGGAGCCCGAGCCGCGCAGCTAGGTGATGTGCGAGCGTCGTTTTACCGGTACCCGGCGGCCCATACAGGAGCGCGAGCCGGCGCGGCTCAACCTTCACGGCAGCAAGCGCGTCGGTATGATTGATTTCAATCAGCCACTCATAGATGGCATGCGCGACAGAAGGGGCTAAGATCGGCTCGTCCACATCCTTGGGATACATGACCTGCGCGAATCGCTGGACTTCCTCAAGCGCCTGCTCGATGACATCCCGATCGCCAGTCGCGGTGATCCGAAGCGGGGCCGCCGTCGTCATGCTGCCCCTCTCTCAGCGCCGCTATCCTTGTCTCGCTTGTCGGCCGGCGCTGTTGCGTCGTCCGGAGGTTTCCCCGCTGCCTTTCGTTCACCTGATGCGATCGCGCGCTCAACAGCCGGCAGCACGGCTTTAACCTGGCGTTTCGGCCGGACCCCGAGCACCATCGCGTAATGCGATTCCAACGGCCGCAGCGCCCCCATCAACCTGCTCACTTCATCGCGTTCGATGTCGAGATCAGCGAGCCATCGCTCACAGACCGTGATCGCTTCCGTGATGGGATTTTCGTGCCTAACAACCATTCGCAGCCCTCGCACGCCCCGGCTTCCGCTGGATCGTTCGCTGCACGTTCAGGCCACGACGCCGCGCCACGGCGGCGGCCCGCTGTGTCGGCGTCACCGCAAACGAGCCATGCCCACGTCCAGCCGCCTCGCCGCGATTCACCGCGTACCGCGACGCGACCTCGCGCGAGAACTCGACGTGTCCAAGGCCAAGCCACCAACTGACCAGCACATCAGGCATCGAGCACCGCCGTTAATTGCCCACGTAACGATTCCGCCCAAGCCCGCGACACGATGCCGCGCACCCGCTGCGCCCCAATCCCCCGCCGGCGCGCGAACGTCACATCGACGAATACCCCGCGCGGCGCCTTCGAGACGGTCAACGCCTTGACGTGCCCATAGAGATGGAAATCGGGCGCCGCCGCCCTCAGCGCCTTTTCCAGCACGGCGTAGGCGTCCATGCCCGTGAGTTCATCGCTGGCGCGTTCGTTCGCTGGAAGCGATTTCTGCGCCATCACTGCACCACAACGGGCTCAGCCCGGCAGACGACGTGCACGGTGCTCATTTCTGGATCGGCATCCGACGGCACGGTGTAAATCGCGTGCTCGTCATCGCCCTCGATCGGTATCACCCGGAGACACGTACGGCACTGCATCAGCAGCTTGCAGGGTTCCATCAGCGTGCCCCGTCCTGTGGCTGCGCGTCCCATGCCTGCATCGCGGCAATCCGCCGGGCCATGTACTCGTGACGCGCGTCGGGGCTCGCGAACCCTTCGGAGGCGTCCGCGGCGTGGCCGAGCATGAAATCCCCGAGCGTGGTATTCAGCGACGTCACCAACACCGGCAGCAGAAAGGCGCGGTCCGGTCGATCCGCCAGCAGCACCGCCGCGACGTCTCGCACGAGCGTCTTCGCGGCCGTCACGCGCTCCGGGCTGAATCCGTACTGCGCCGGCGCGATGTAGGCCGGCACGTCGAAGGGCTGATGCACCCGTGAGAGATGCACCGGTTCGGGCTCGACATCGAAGAGCGGTTGCTGGCTCACTTGCGAACCTCCGCGATCAGCTCGCGCAACACATCGAGCGGGTTTTCGATTTCGATCACGGTTTCGCGTGGTTCATCGCTGACGTCCGGCCCGAACAGATCGCCTTCGCTCATCTAGCGCCCTCCGCGCGGGCGATGGCCTCTCCGATCAGACATCCGCCTACGTGCGGATGAGTGCGTGGAGATTCGGGCCGAGCGCCACACGGGCAAAACCGCTCAGCGACCCTCAGCGCCGCCAGCAAGTCATCACGCTCAGCGCGCAGGCGATCAACTTCGGCGCAGATGCCGTCAACGGCTCGATGTAACCTGGAGAAGTCAACAGGGCTGGAGTGTGTTGGCGTGTGCCTCACCGGAGCACCCCCACCCGGATCTCTTCCCCGACCTTCCGCCACTTCCCGAACTTCCCCCCGGGCAAGGCGGCGCGCTCGAAGAATGCACACGGCCCCGAGCAGTACTTGCGCGTGAGCGGCACGACCTTTTTGTGCATGGAGTGAATCGACCGCGGGCCTTGATGAGTGAGGTAATCGAACGTGATCAGATTGGTCACGGTGGACCGCAATCCGTGGTCACCTCCCATCCCTTTCCCTCGGTAATGCGCCGACTCGAGGCGTTCGCCGGCATTGGGATTGCCAGGCCAGCGGTTGCGATAGCCGTCGCGTATCCGCGCTTCCGCTTTGGCGTCCTTCTCGTTCGAGCGACGCTCCGAACGGTCCTTGCGCAACTGCAGCCGCGATGTCCCCTTGGCCGGTTTCGGCTCGGCTCGGCGCTGCTGTTGCACCTCGGCCAGGGTCGGCAGATCGGAAACGCCCATGAGAACCCCCGTATCAATTGTCGGTAAGAGATGAATGCTGCCGGACTCTCCCCGGCCGTCACGCCTGATTGACTTCACGCTGGCGTCCGCGCTTGGCGTCCCCCCGTGGCAAATGGAGCCGGGCGCCGGTCTTCCACCGGCATTGGGCGACCCAGACGTCATCGCGATCCATATGGAGCGCTCTATCTGGCCGCTCGCCTGTCGCGAGTCAGCCCCGGCACGAACCCTTACAGCTCGATACGGTTCACCAGCGAATCGAGCCGCGAGATCGCGTAATCGAGACGTTCATTCAATTCGGAGAGACTCCCGGCCAGCGATACCGGTGCCGGCGACCGCTTATCAGCAGCATTGCCGCCGGCTGGCGGCGGCGCCGGACGCACGATCGCTTCGATGCGCCGCTCCAAACCGCTAATCAGCTCATGCAACTGTTCCGTGCGTTTCGAGAATCCAACGACCTGCTCAGATACCGCAGGTATACGCTGTGCTGCTCCCGGCGGCGACGCGTAACCAACCGATTCACCAGCCATCGCGAGCGACCCGTTTCCACCACTTCCGTACATGTGCGCTCCCTTCTCACTCAATTGGTTCCGACGAACTGCCCCCCGACGTACGCGTACCCGCGACCGACGAGCGATCGATGCCACGCACACGTGGGACAACCGCAGACCGGACCACCGGCGCCGCGCTGAACCGCTTGATCGCGTAGAGCCGCAGGGAGAACGCAATTCTCAGCCTGCGATGCCGGCGCGCCCTCAGCCAGGCTTTCCATCTCCGAATCGGATTCATGAGGGTTTTCTCCAAAAACTGCCGGCGCGCAGCACAGCGCCACCAGCCAACACACCGCGACCACGATCACGACAATCTCGAGGCCAGTGAGCGACGCCCACCACGCCGCGAACCAGTCCACCGGCATGAAGGGCGTCAATCGAGATACCCTCCCCTCCGGCCGTTGCGCTTGAAGTCGTAAACCAGTTGACGCCCCGACCGATACGCCGCGCGCATCGCGCGATCGTCCCGACGGTCGCACTCGTGACAGAACGTCGCCGACATCAGCGGCCGGCCAGTCTCGAACTGCCGGCGACATTCTTCGCAGTGCCCCACGTGCGTGTGCGTGTCGTTCGTTTGGCAGCCGGCTTGACAGTAGTCGGCCGGCTCGCCGTCGACGAGCGCGCGGAGCTGGCCACCGCACCAGCGGCACAGCGCGGGATCCTCCGGCATCGGCGCGGTGGGCGCCCAGGTCTTCGAGGTCCGAAGTGCCGTACTGTTGCGCGTCGCGTTCTGTTCCGCGAGGTAGGTGTTGAGCGTGGCGCGCGCCGATTTCGTGAGTGCCATTACGCCACCGCCGCTGCTGCGCGTTCCCACTGACCGCCGATGGCGATAGTGAAATCGCGCTCGACTTCCGCGAGAAACGCCGACACCTTCGCCCCGTAGGCCATCAC